TACAGAGCTACCCTTTATAGTGGTAGTTGTTCAGTATGGAATGGTACAATACAAGTCTATGGTTCTCAATCTATTGTAGCTAAAGCACAATACGAAAATCAAAATCAACAATATATCAGTAATGTAACTGATAACGAATTTATAATAATGAAATAATATGAACAAATCGTATCAAAACTTTTCAGTAGTTTCTTTAGCACAACAGGATATTCCAATAGTAAGAGAGGATACAAAGACCCGTTACAATTGGGTACCGTTCGGCATTTATATGCAGGATGATTTCTTCTATACGGTAACTACCGCTTACAATACATCAACAACAAACGCTGCGTGTATTGAAGGTATATCAGACCTTATCTTTGGAAAGGGTATCTACACTAAGAATGAAGCGTTTACTGAGCAGTTATCAAAGTTAATACCTCAGGAAGAGACTAAGAGGGTAATTTTCGATTTAAAACTTTATGGCAATGGTGCATACCAAGTGATTTGGAATGATGACCATACGAAGGTAATTAAGTTTTATCACATACCGGTACAAACCTTAAGAGCAGAGAAACTATACGGAGAACCAAAGATACAGAATTATTTCTATTGTAATGATTGGGATGATATGAAAGCACAGAAGCATAAATTGCATATCCCTGCTTTCGGAACATCTGAAGAAAAGAGAGAAATCTTATGGATAAAGAATTACACACCTGGTAAGTATTATTACTCACTACCGGATTGGATACCAGCACTTCAATTTTCACAGGTTGAAGCTGAGTTGAGTAATCTACATATCAACAACATAGAAAATGGATTCTTGCCCCTCGTAATGGTGAATATGAACAATGGAGTTCCTGCACCTGAGGAGAGAGATACCATTGAGGATTTAATTGAAAGAAAGTTTACAGGTACTCGTAATGCGGGTAGATTTATGTTATCCTTTAATGATGATGCAGCTAATAAACCAACTATTGATACAATTAACATTGAGAATCTACATGAAAAGTTCCAATATGTTGCTGATTACGCACAGGATAGAATCCTTGTGGCCCATCGTATTACTTCTCCATTGTTATTAGGTATAAGAACTGCAAATAACGGATTCTCCTCTCAATCAGAAGAGATGAAAACTGCATTCTCTATTATGCAAACAATGACAATCAATCCATTCCAAAACTTAGTAATCAATTCAATTACAGATGCTTTGTTAGAAGGTGGATATGATGATTCACAATTATTCTTTGAACAATTAACTCCATTGGCAATTCTATCTCAACAGGCAGAAGAAACTGATAAGAGTATTGCGCAAGTAGAAGATGAAACAAACAAACAAATGGAGAATCCTGAAACACAGGATGAATCAACAGATAACATTTCACAAATGAGTAGTGATGAAGAAGAACCGGTGCATGTTTCTCATCCTCATTTTAGTAAACACTTTGAAGTATATAAAAACAAATAATTATGGCAACTGCTTTATTTATCACCCGTAACGATATCATTAAGAACACTCCACTAAACGGAGCAATAGATGCGGATAAGTTATTACCCTTTGTAGTTACTGCTCAAAGAAAGTATATGTATAACCTTTTAGGAACTGTACTATATGAATTTATTTCAGCTAGAATACTAAGTAATACAATCGGAAGTTTAGGAGCATACTATCAGGATTTGATAGATGAACATATTAAACCTACATTGATATGGTATAGTTGTGTTGAATATATTCCATTCTCACAGGTATCATTTAAATCAGAAGGTGCAGTAAAACACTTATCAGACCAATCTGTAGCACCATCTAAAAATGAAATAGATTACCTTAAAGAGCAAGCGAGACAAAATGCTGATTGGTATGCAACTCGTCTACAGAACTATTTGATTTCTTATTCTAATGAGATACCACAATACTTAGAATCAGTTGGTAATCAAACACAGATTTTCCCTGATATGGGTAATGCTTACTTTGGTGGTCTTAACTTATAATAAAACAAAACTATGAGTACTAATTGCGAACCACTTTGTATTGAAACTACCCCACAAAATAACTTTACACTCTACTATAATATATTAGAGTATTTTAGAGTTATTATGAGTAACCATCCTGGTATTCAGAGAGTTACGCAAGGGGATATATACTCAATTGATGTTGATGAATTTCCATCATATCCAATTGGAAACATACTAATTACTGATGTAACATTTCAGGATTCAGTAACACTATATAACTGTCAATTGATTGTAGCGGATAAGGTTAAACTTAAAACTAACGATTCAGTAGGTAGAACAAACTTTCAATCAGTTCCTTATTATGGGACAGATGATGTAGTAGATATACATTCAAACACATTAGCAATACTTAATGATTTAGTTTCATACACAAAGTATAAAGTAGAATCATTTGATATATTTCAGGATGTACAATGTATTCCATTTAGAGATGATTTTGATAACGGATTAGCAGGATGGGTATGTAACTTTGTAGCTGCAACTCACAACGATAGAAACAGATGTTTATTTGATTTAGATGGTGCTTGTTAATGAAATCACTAAAGGAAATACAGGAGAAAGCAAGGAAAACCTTTGAAGATGTTGCTAAAGAATATACTACTAAAACAAACAATAGTCCCAACACATTCTTAAAAAGGAGAACAGGAACTTTATACAAAAGTATTAGGGTTCTTAAAACTTTTGAGGATGCATCAAATGTTAAGTTTGATTTATCATCTGTAAGATATGGTGTATTCCAAAACTTAGGTTTCACTCATTGGAGAAGTAAGAAGTTTATCATCCGTCCATTTGGTACAGAAGCATCTAAAGATAAGAGAGTTGTTGCAGGATTCAGAGAGATTCAGGATAAGATGGTAGAAGTAGCAGTAATGGATTTATTGAAAGAGCAGTTAGGTAAGTATGGATTAGGTCCAAAGATTTCTCCTAACTCATCTACTAAGAGGTATTCTTACTAACCATCCAATACAATTCCCTCTTTAGAGGTTAAAATATAAAAGATTTTAGATGGCATTATCAATTTTACAATTTCCAGCCACTGCATCATTAGCTCAATCGCCTATGATGTTTTCGTTGTCATCTTCTACAGATACAACACAATCATCGTTTCAATATACCGCAGAATTATGGTATTGGAGTGGTGGAGTTGCGGATAGTGGTAGTTCAAAATATACTTTAGTAAAATACCCTAACTCTTCAGGAGTAGGATTGTTTGATGTTAGTAGAATAGTAAACTCAACACTTACAGATTTAGCAATAGCAAACACATCAAATGTAAAGTATTACAAATGTCGTTTTGGAACACAATGGGTAAGTTCATCTCTTATTGTAACAGGTTCAACTAAAACTGATTCTGCTATTTACAAAGCATTAGATGGATATGCAATATTTCAGGAATCAATAGGGCAACAAATAGGTAATAAAACACCTTATTGGCCTTTGATGACAGATGGACCGGCAACTCAATCAGTATTTGATAATAACATTGGTTCAGCATCAGTATATGTTGGTAATGTTAGTGGGTCACAACCTACATCACTTTTCTATTCATCATCTATTGGAACTGCAACCTTAACACTTCCAACTGCGAGTGGTGCAACATCAACTGAAATTGCTCAGTTCCCTATGTTCCCATCAGCTAGTGGATTCCCTTTAAACACAATTGGATTAACCCATTACACAATACAACCTCAGAGTGGTAGTACCTTAATTGGTTCACCTATCCGCTTTGAAGTAACCTGTGAACAAAAGTATCCAAACATAAGAATTAAGTGGAAGAATAGATTCGGACAGTTTGATTGGATGAACTTCTATGGTGTATCACAAAATGGTATGAGTGTAGATAGACAAGTTTATCAACCACAAATTGGAAGTTGGGATTCATCAACACTTTCGTATAACAACTATGATGCACAAACAAAGCCTTATGTTGTAAATGCGAGACAAACACTATTAGTAAACTCTCAGATAATACCTGAATCATATAACGATATCTTTAAAGAATTATTGGTATCAGATGAAATTTATTGGATTTACAATGAGAGTAATAACGATATAAGACCTATAGCAATTAATCAGGATTCAATTACATTCCAAACAGGAGTTGTAAATAAAACAATACAATACTCATTCACATTTGATTGGGCACAGAACTATAAATTGATTATATAATGGGAGTTACGAATACAAATACGATTGCGTATAAATTAGTAGCTAGTGGAAGTATTTTAGACCTATTTGATGATGAAGATATATTAGTATCGGATAACATCACAGGTCTATTTGATATAGGAACACTACCTGTTGATTTCAGTAGAACAATCACATTACCTGCAACTAAAAAGAATAATGCATTCTTTGAGCATGTATATGATATATCTGTTGATACACCTTACTTATTTTCAACCAATACAAAGGTTGATGCTTACTTAGATTTTGATGGTATCTACTTAGTTAGTGGATATATCCAATTAAACAA